TAATAGGCGAAATAACTTGAACGGAGGATACATAGATGAAAGACATCGACAGCGAAATTTTACAGGCGTTCCGCGATCTCAGTGACGAGCAGAAACAGATCATTCTTGATTCTTTAGCGCCTGCAACTGTGCCAGCAGCATCTTCTTTTGATCGTCCGTAAGCGTGCGGACGTATTCCATCAGCTGAGATTCCATCGGAGAAAGGCCGTCGTCCTTCGGGGCGGCGGTCTCTTTTTCTGCGCAGCCGTCCCCCATCAGCTCGGCAACGGTTACGTGGAAGTAGTTTGCGATTTTAAACGCGGTGGCATCCGTAATCCCCCCGCCATGTTTCCATCTTGTTACGGACGGCTTCCCAATATTAAGTTCGACAGCCACGCCAGACGGGGATTTTCCTATGGAATCGCAAAGTCTTACATAATTTTTATAAAAGGAGCTTGGCGCATCCTTTAAATCCTCAATCGGGACAGAAAAATAATCCGACAGCCTACGCAGTGTAATATCGTTTGGTTTCTTTCCGTTTTTCCACCCAGTCGCGGCAGCGTTAGAAAGTCCGATGGCTTCAGCAACATGCGATGGCGATTCCCCCTTTTGGGCGCACAAAGTCACAAATTTGTCATAAAACATAAAATGCTCCTCTGAAATTTATGCAAATCGGCAAAGTTAAAAAAGTATCTCAAATGTCGTTGACAGTTCGCAAAATTAACCGTATACTTAACTTGTGAGTTGCAAAAAGATAACACAAAACCAGACCCCGACGATTTATTCGTCCGTGTCAATCTCTTATGTGGTTCGGCTATCTGCATAATAGCACGGTTAGTTAACTTATGCAACACCAAATTTGACTGCGGCAGGAAAAGGAAACCGCCCCGATGCGTGAGCATCAAGGCGGCTGCGGGGCGAAAATGTGCGAGTAGCTTCATCTTTTCTCCTGTTAGCTGACCTACTTTCGCCGGTTAGCTAAGGCGATGGCGGCAAGAGAACGAACGTCCTTGTCCTCGTGATGCATCAACTTGCCAGCAAGCGACGCGAGCTCGGACGAAGTATGTGCTGCGTTTCTCATGCGATCACCCCCTTTTATGGAGATAACCCCGCGAAAGCAGTATAGCAAACTTCCCTGCCGCAGTCAACAAAATTAACAGAATGAAAAGGGAGGAATGGCTTTGCTTGAAGCATGGACTGGCCGTGCAGTCGGAAAGATGCACACCAACCGCATTTCGTTTGAAGAAGTCGCGGCTGAGATGGGCGTGACAAGAGCCTATATCAGCATGATCTTGAACGGAAGGCGCAAGCCGCCCGATGCGCGAAAGCGAGTGGAGGGTGCAATCGACGCGATCATTGAACGGCGCGCCGGGGATAAGGAGGACGCATGAACGAGCTAATCAAGATCACTTACAACAATGACCGCCCTGCGGTCTCTGCGCGAGACCTGCACGACTTTCTCGAAGTGAAGACGGCTTATAAAGACTGGTTCCCGAGAATGTGCGAGTACGGGTTCACCGAGGGCGAAGATTTCAACCCGCTCAAAATTGAGCGAGTTCAAAACGAGGGTGAGCGCATGGTCACCCGAACGGTTGATGATGCGGTTCTCACCATCGACATGGCGAAAGAGCTTTGCATGATCCAGCGCAATGAAAAGGGCAAGCAGGCTCGCCAGTATTTTCTTCAAATTGAAAAGGACTGGAACAGCCCGGAGAAAGTCATGGCCCGCGCGCTGCAAATCGCAGGGGACAAGCTCAAGCGGCTTGAAAACAAGGTCGAGGCCGACGCGCCAAAGGTGCTTTTTGCCGATGCGGTCAGCGCAAGCAAGACTTCGATCCTCGTCGGCGAGCTGGCGAAGCTGCTGAAACAAAACGGCGTTGACATCGGGCAGCACCGACTGTTCCGTTGGATGCGCGAAAACGGCTATCTGATTCGCCGAAACGGCACGGACTTCAATATGCCAACGCAGAAGTCAATGGACTTGGGGCTTTTCACCGTTAAGGAAACAGCGATTACCCATTCTGACGGTACGGTGACGGTGAGCAAGACCACGAAAGTCACCGGCAAAGGCCAGCAGTATTTCATTCAGAAGTTTCTTGGAGAGGAAGGAGCACGCAAATGAGCATAAATGAGTTTGCCGGTAAAGTCGATTCCATGTGGAAGATGCGGCACTGACGTCAAAGAAAATCGAGCTAAACGAATGGCTTTATGACGCACAGTGCAGCAAATCCAGATTTGGCAGTTGGAGCTTTTACCCTGAAAGCATTTTCGAATTGGAACCGATCGAATAAGAAGGAGGAACGCACATGACGGTGGAAGAAATGCTTGCATCGGACAAGCCGGTGCTGACACCGGCGGATATCGCGCCGGTACTCGGGCGGAAGCCCTATTCGATCAGCATTGCGGCGAAAGACCACCCCGAACAGCTCGGATTTCCGGTCAGCCGCATCGGAACGATCACGGTCATCCCGCGGCTTTCGTTCCTAAAATTTCTTGGATATGAGGTGGAGGCATGAACACACTGTTTTTCGGCGGTATCGCCGCTGCGGTGATCGCACTTAACGGCTGCGACTTCACGACGAGCCTTGCCGTCATCGGCGCGTGCGCTGCGTGCAAGGTGCTGTATGATCTGCTGCCGTATATCGACAGGGGGTGCAGATGGTGAAATTTACTCCAGAAGAAATCGAAGAAATGCGTCGGGCAGACGAGAAGATCGAGCGAGATTTCCGATGGACGAGAGATGAGTTGGCTGCATCGCGCAGTAGAGATGCCGAAGCAACCATCTTTCAAAAAGATACCAGGTGTCGCAGCATCGCCGAGTATCAGAAGGCTTACTACGAAGCGAACAAGGACAGCATCGCCGAGTATCAGAAGGCTTATCGCGAAGCGAACAAGGACAGCATCGCCGAGTATCAGAGGGCTTATCGCGAAGCGAACAAGGGCAGCATTGCCGAGTATCAGAAGGCTTACTACGAAGCGAACAAGGACAGCATCGCCGAGTATCATAGGGCTTATCGCGAAGCGAACAAGGGCAGCATCGCCGAGTATCAGAAGGCTTACTACGAAGCGAACAAGGACAGCATCGCCGAGAAGCATAGGGCTTACTACGAAGCGAACAAGGACAGCATCGCCGAGAAGCAGCGGTGGATACGCGAGGCGCGTTTGGCAAGAGGATTTTCTCAGAGGCGGTTAGCGATGGAGATCGGCGTGAATCAGCCATCGATATCTTTACTGGAATCCGGTGGTCTTAAATTGGATTCGTTTCGGGCAAAGCACGCACTTTTCGCTGCATTGGGGGCGAAGTGATGAGAAAGCATGACAAGCGCACGAGAGAGCAGCGCAAGGCCGATGAGGCGATGCTTTTTGCCGGTATCTGCCTATTGCTGGCGGCGGTGCTCATCGCGGTCTCGGCGATGATGTGATGTACCGCTGCGAATGGTGCGGGCTGACCTTTGACGAGCCCGATGTCCTGCGCAGGCGCGAGAACCTTGACGGTGAGCACGGCGTGGAGACGCAAACGATACTATGCTGTCCCTTCTGCGGGGCGGAAGACATCGAGGTAACGAAAGATGAAGATGCAGAAGATATCGACGCTCGGGATGAGCCGCGAGGAGTGGCTTAAAGAGCGCAAGAAGAGCCTCGGCGGCAGCGACATGGGCGCGGTGCTGGGGCTGAACAAATACCGTTCGCCATACACGGTATGGGCGGAGAAGACCGGCAGGATCGGCGAAGAGCCGGAAAACGAGGCGATGCGAATCGGGAGAGACCTCGAGGGCTACGTCGCAACTCGATTCGAGATAAAAACAGGGTTGCGTGTCCGCAAGGTGAACTACATCCTGCGTAACGATGAGGCTCCGTGCCTACATGCGAACATTGACCGTATGGTGTTACCAGCTGGTTGGCACGCGGGCCTTGAATGCAAGACCGCGAATGCGCTGAACATGAAGCGCTATGCAGTTGGCGAATTCCCCGAGAGCTATTACGCGCAGTGCGTGACATATCTCGCCGTGACGGGCTGGGAACGCTGGTTCTTGGCGGCGCTGGTGCTGGGCAAGGGCTTTTACTGCTACCAGATCACGACCGCCCCCGATGACTATGTTCCCGGATGGTGCGAGAGCAGCGTGTATGTCAGCCCCGACGAGATTGCAGCGTTGAAACGCTGCGCCGCGGACTTCTGGCACGACTACGTGGAGGCTGACAGCCCACCGCCGCTGGACGGCACGGACAGCACGACGGAGACGATCACGACCATCTATGAGGGCGGCGGCGGAGAGGTAGAGCTCTTCGGGCGCGAAAGCCTCATCGAGCAGTATCAATACCTGATGAGCCGCAAAAAGGCCATCGAGAAGGGCGCGGACGCCATCAAGCAGCAGTTGATGACCGATCTCGGCGACAACGAGCGCGGCTACTGCGGGAAATACACGGTCGACTGGAAAGGGCAGTCGCGGCAGACCTTTGATTCAAAGGCGTTTGCCAAGGATCACCCCGAGGTGGACTTGAGCGCATACTACAAAACGACAAATTTCCGCAAATTTGCGGTGAAGGAGGAAAAGAAAAGATGAAAGAGGGACTTATCCAGAATGCGCAGGCGATGCAGAAAGCACCTCAGCAGAAGCAAGCATCGGTCACGGCGCTTGTAAACGATATGCTCGACCGCGACGGAATTCGCAAGCGCTTTGACGAATTGCTCGGAAAGCGCTCGCCGCAGTTCATTTCGTCCATTGTGTCGATGGTCAACGCGGACAAAAATTTGCAACAGGCGTTTTACGAATCGCCGATGACGGTCATTCAGTCGTCGCTAAAGGCTGCAATGTTTGACCTGCCTATCGACCAGAGTTTGGGCTACGCCTATATTGTTCCGTTCAAGAACTACAAGAAGGATATCGGCGCAAAAAAGATGGAGGCAACATTCATCCTCGGATGGAAAGGTATGCACCAGCTCGCGCTTCGCACGGGAGCGTACAAGACAATCAACGTGGTCGATGTCCGAGAAGGAGAGCTGAAAAGCTACAACCGTCTTACCGAAGAGGTCAGCATTGATTTCATCGAGGACGAGGACGCACGCGAGGCACTTCTGGTGGTCGGTTATGTTGGCTATTACCGCCTTATCAACGGCGCAGAAAAGACCGTATACATGAGCGTCAAGGCCATTGCAGCCCATGAAAAGAAATTCCGCAAGGGTGAATATCAGGGCAAGGGCTGGCGCGACGATTGGGACGCAATGGCGCGCAAAACCGTTTACCGCATCCTGATCGGCAAGTGGGGCGTGATGTCCATCGACTACCAGACCCGCGACGCCGGGAAACAGCTTGCCGATGTGATCGCATCTGACGCGCAGGAAGAAGAGATCATCAACGACGCAGAGAACTACGCCGTGGACGAGACGACCGGCGAGGTCATCGAAAGCGACGGTGACGCACAGTGAGCATGAATCGCGTGTGCCTGATGGGACGCATTGGGCGTGACTTGGAGCTGAAAAAGACGAACAGCGGTGTATCCGTTGTGTCGTTCCCTCTTGCCGTTGACCGCAACGGCAAGGAGGGCGGCACGGACTGGATCGACGTTGTCGCATGGCGCGGCACGGCAGAAGTGCTCTGCAACTACGCCGGACGCGGGCGGTTGATCGGCGTCGAGGGGCGCTTGCAGATGCGCGACTGGACGGACAAGGACGGCAACAAGCGCAGGAGCTACGAGGTGCAGGCTGACAGCGTGTATTTCGCAGACAACAGGCGCTTGGAGGGCAACGATACCGCCCAGAGCAGAAACGCCGTAGAGAGCGCCGCAGGCGGCTTTGCAGAGGTCAGCGAGGACGACGGCGAGCTGCCGTTTTAAGGCGGTGAGCAGATGCCGAACAGAATCATCAAAGAGAGTTTATGCTCAAGCGAAAAAATAGCATCGCTTTCGGATTTTGAGTTTCGGCTATGGGTTGGATTGATTACACAAGCAGATGACGCGGGGCGCGGAGACGCCCGCCCCGCGATTATAAAAGGACGAGTTTTCCCGTTCCGGGAAAGGCTATCCATCAAAGATATCGATGCTGCGCTCCGAGTTTTGGCGGCAAAAGGCTGCGTTTCTCTCTACACAGTGGACGGGAAGCCCTACTTTTTGTTCCCCGGGTGGGTCAAGCATCAACGTGTCAGAGATTGCAAGCCGAAATATCCCGAACCGCCGGGGAATCTCAATCTGCCGCAATCTGCGGCGAGTTGCGGCGAGTTGCCGCAATCTGCGGCCTTAATCCAATCCGAATCCGAATCCAATCCGAATCCAGAATCCAATCCGAAAGAATATTGCGCTGAGCCGCTTGCGGCTGGCGCGCCGCCGGTGATTTCTTTGCCGCTGAATGACGGGACTTTTTTCGACGTGTCGGAGAATGACAGGGCTAAATGGTCGCAGCTCTATCCGAACGTTGACGTTCTACAACAGCTCAGAAACATGGCAGGTTG